AGTACCTTGGAGGTGGCAAAAGTTATATTAACGTACAACCAATTGCTCAAACTTCTTCCACTGACTCAACAACACCTCAAGGAAACATGTCTGGATTTGGAACAACAGGATTTGACAATCATTCATTTTCAAAATCCTTTACAGAACATTGTGCAGTAATCGGCTTAGTTTGCGTTTTCGCAGATTTAACCTACCAACAAGGTATGAGTAGGTTTTTTAGTAAAAGAACTAGATACGATTATTACTGGCCTGCCCTAGCCCATCTTGGCGAGCAATCAATACTTAATAAAGAAATTTATACTCAAGGAACAGCTGCTGACGATACAGTATTCGGTTATCAAGAAAGATATGCAGAATACAGATACAAACCGTCACAAATTACTGGAAAGTTTAGATCTAATGCTACAGGTACATTAGATAGTTGGCATTTAGCTCAAGACTTTAGTTCAGCCCCTGCCCTCAATTCTTCATTTATAGAAGAAAACCCACCGGTAGACCGAGTAACAGCGGTAAACACTGAACCAGACCTATTATTGGACATGTACTTTAAATTTAAAACAGCAAGACCAATGCCTACATATTCAGTACCAGCCCTATTGAGTCATTTCTAATGGGATTTTTTGATGATGTATTAAAAATGCCCGGTGTTGGAGATTTTATAGGCGGAGGTATAGAAGATCATTACGCCAGAAAAAGACAAAATCGTTCACACCGTTGGGCAGAGCATATGAGTAATACGCATTATCAGAGAATGATGACTGATATGCGAAAAGCTGGACTTAATCCTATCCTAGCTGGAAAGTTATCAGGAGGAGGTGTACCCTCCTCTGGATCTGGATCTCCAGTATCAAAACCTAATCCTATACTTGTCCAAGCTCAAGTTCAAAGCGCTAAAGAACAAGCTAGATTAGCGTCAGAAAACGCTGAACAACAACATTTAAACACTTTATTTTATAAAGGACAGTTGCCAAAAGGTATGACAGCCCCTGTTCAAGCAACAAACAGAGCCTCTAATTTAGGAGGCAGTATGGTATTAGAAGCCATACTAGGCAAAATGCGTAGTAACGCAAAAGAAGGCGTTTCTGTTGAGAATATAATTAGAAATATAATTTCATCAGTTAAACAAAAAATTAATCCACCATATGAAGGTTCAATGGACTCTGATCAACTTAAAAAAGCTGGCTTTATTTTACGATTTGGTAAAGGCAAGCCACATTGGTGGAATAGAGACACTGGAGAAAAAATATATGTCCAAAAGTAAAGAAAATATTTTAACTTTTAAAAGTCCATATACAAATCCACCATCTAGGTGCTGGTTTGAAACAACAGGAGAGTCAATGACTCAACAACATTTCGCAGAAGAAAGCGAAATAAATAATATACTCCGTTCTCATGATAGAAACGGAGTAATAGAGCATATACATAAAGGTAATGCGATATATGCTGATTTCAGCAACATAACAGACTTGAGTGATGCTTTGCATCAAATAAAAGAAGCTCAAGAAGAATTTCTGAATGTTCCTTCAGAAATTAGAGAAAAATTTCAAAATGATGCTGGCAAATTTTTCAAGTTCGCTAGTGATCCAGAGAACATAGACGAACTAAGAAAGATGGGTTTAGCAAACCCAGAAGAATCCGTAGCTATGCCTGCGGATATCCCTGCTATTCCTGAGCCTGTAGACCCACAAAAGTCGGAAGGTCAGGAATAGCTGCACGTATTACTACTTGATGTAATACGTGCTAACTGACACCAAACTAGAAAGAGGTATAAAATGTATAGAAAAAAAATGCGTAGAAGTAAAAGCAGAAAAGTTTTTAAAAGAACAGCATCACGCGTTCATAAAAAAAACCATATAAAGCCAATGCGTGGAGGCTATAGAATATAAATGCCTTGTTACAATCCTCTAGTGGCATGGAACTACGAGGGTAAAATGGTATTTAACCCTCCCCCTACTCACCGAATAAATAAACCTTACAATTTACCTTGTGGTAAATGTATAGGATGTAGACTTAACTATGCAAGAAGTTGGGCATTAAGATGCCAACTCGAGTCACTATCACATAAAGATAATTGTTTTATAACACTAACGTTTAACAACGAAGAATTATATAAAAGAAACAATCCTTGGTCTGTTGATGTACAAGACTTTCAACTTTTTATGAAAAAGTTTAGAAAGCGTTACAATAAACAAATCAGGTTCTTTCACTGTGGTGAATACGGTGAAAAAACCTACAGACCTCACTATCATGCACTAATATTTGGTCATGATTTCAGAATACCTTCAAATAAAAATAAAGTAAAAAAATATGGATCTGATAAGTATCCATTGTACGAAAGTACAGAATTAACATCCCTATGGGGGAGGGGACACACAACAGTAGGCGAATTAAATTTCGACACTGCAAGCTATACAGCAAGATATGTAACTAAAAAAATAAAAGGCAATGCAACAAATATATATATTAATCCTCAAACTGGAGAGGTGTCAGAAATAAACAACGTTTATTGTACAATGAGCAGAGCGAATGGAATAGGCTATGATGCCTATCAAAAATACAAACATAATTGGTATCCTAACGATTTTATAGTTAATGGAAATGGTATTAAAATGAAACCACCAAGATATTTTGATGACTTATATAAAGAGGAATATCCAGAAAAAATGGAAGCAATAAAAAAAGCAAGAAAAGAAACACTAGATTTTGTTGACCAAAATCCAAGAGATCCAAAATATAAAAGACTAAAAGATATAGAAAATGTTAAGCTGCTTAAGTTAAAAGAATGCTTAAGAGAACTAGACGCTTGACAGTTGCCTATAAAAAAACATAAACTCATATTATATATTATGTACGAAATCAAATAATATATATAAAACAGCGACTTATAAGGCTTTGCCTTATTTTGTCATAATATAAACAATAAAAAAACATGGAGCATAGAACATGGCAGATAAAAAATTATTATTTTCGATCTACGACGACGTAACAAAAATGTATGAACCACCCTTTGTAGATATTAATAAAGGATCAGCAATGAGAAGAATACAAGATTTAATGCAAAGTAATCCTCAAAGCCCATATTCAAAATTCCCAGATAATTTCACATTAATGAATATAGGAGAATTTACTGAGGAAACAGGTCTTATATTTCAAGACACATTAGAACATGTCGTCGATTTAAAAGAAATACAACCAACAAAGGAATAAAACATGAGTATCTTCGGAGCAACAGGATCACAACCTACTACATTAAGTAAAGATTTCAGTAGAGCACCAAAAGCTGAAATTCAAAGATCAATATTTAATAGAGATCATGGTTTAAAAACTACAATAGATGCTGGATATTTATATCCTATATTTTACGATGAAGCCCTTCCCGGAGATACTTTTCAATTAACAGCTAACGGTTTTGGACGTTTAGCTACACCAATTAATCCTTTTATGGATAATTTATACATTCAAACATTTTTCTTTGCAGTTCCATTTAGAATAATATGGGATAATTGGGAAAAATTTTGTGGAGAACAAGTTAATCCAGGAGACAGTACAGACTATCAAACACCACAAATACAAAGTACTACAGTAGCAGAAAGTACTTTATTCGATTATTTTGGTTTACCTACAGGAGTTGCTAATATTAGTTTTAACAATTTTGCTGGAAGATCCTATAACCTTATATGGAACGAATGGTTTAGAGACGAAAATTTACAAAACAGTTTAACTGTAGACAAAGATGATGGACCAGATACATTATCAGATTATGTTTTACAAAAAAGAGGTAAAAGACACGATTATTTTACTAGTGCTTTACCATGGCCACAAAAAGGTGCAGCAGTATCATTACCACTTGGAACTACTGCCCCAATAGCTTTTCAAACATTAACAGGTACAGATATAACTGGTACTTATTTCGTTTCTGAAAGAGGTGGCGGTGCAGCGGATCAGCAGTATGCAGCCACATACGGATCACCATCATCTACTAACACTCCTGCTTCAAGTAAACATAATTTGTATGCAGATTTATCATCGGCAACATCAGCAACTATAAATCAATTAAGAGAAGCCTTTCAAGTACAAGGCTTATTAGAACGCGATGCTCGCGGTGGAACAAGATACAAAGAAATTATACAAGGACATTTCAATGTAACATCTCCTGACATGCGTTTGGATAGACCAGAGTACCTTGGAGGTGGCAAAAGTTATATTAACGTACAACCAATTGCTCAAACTTCTTCCACTGACTCAACAACACCTCAAGGAAACATGTCTGGATTTGGAACAACAGGATTTGACAATCATTCATT